CCTACACCGCCGCCTCCGCCAGAGTTAAAAGCTCCGCTACCAGTGAAGTATGCACCTCCGCCTCCGCCTGCTCCACCAGAGCCAGCTGTTGCTGCAATAGTATTACCGTTGTAGTAACCACCATTACCACCAGCACCAGAGTAACCCCCTGCACCACCACCACCAGAAGCCGACCAGTAATAGGTTGTTGGGTAAGCGTTACCACCAGCACCACCACCGTCTCCAGTATAAGAGCCACCTGTACCTTGTGTAGTAAATGTGCCTGAGCCACCACCAAAACCAGCAACAGTAGAAGTATCAATAAAATAAGAATTACCTCCGGGATTAGTGTTGCCGTTAGTTGTTGTTGCAGTAACAGTTGCTCCACCAGCACCTACTACTACTGTGTAAGAAGTACCGGGTACAACTGGTATGTTGTTTTTCCAACCTAGTCCGCCCCCAGCGCCGCCTGTAGAACCAAAAGAGCCAGTACCAGCGTTAAAAGCACGACCACCTGCACCACCGCCTACACAAACAGCGTTTACGTAGAAGACACCAGCAGGACAGGTCCAAGAATATGTGCCGGGAATAACAAACGAAGCTTCACCATACTCTGAAGTAGGATTCTCGATGACTGTGTAACTAGAGAGCAGCTCCCAACGGCCATATTCAGGTAGGTAAACTTCGTAAGCACGAAGGGTAGTGTTGTAGTACATATAAGGCTTAACTACAGTAGGACGTTGAGCAGAAGTTCCTGTTGCAAAAGACCTAAAGTCAAAGACCCACTTAGAACCATCCCAAGTGTAAGTTTTAAGACCTACTGTAAAAGTTTGACCAACAGTAGGACTATCAGGAAAGTTGATTGCCATTTGTTGACTCCTGTAGGGTAGGCCAGTCCACAAAGAATGGATCTAGATTGTTAACGTTATTGTAGATGTCGCGAAGTGCTTGCCGATATTCTATATAGCTAAGAGGTAGCTCCTGTTCGAGAGTAGTACCATTGAGAACAGTGGCTTCTACTGCTTTTAATACTTTGTAGTCTGTTTCAGCTAGTTTCTTCTGGCAGACCGAACGAACTTGACTCCATTGAGCTAGTACTTCTTCTTCATTAGGGTCACGAACTACCCAGTCTGTTAAGCCCCATTCAACTACTTTAGGATAGACATACTCTGGCATTGCAGGAGCAACCAGCCAACCATCTTGCTCTAGTTGTTCTTCTGTAGGATTAGTAATAGTTAGTCCGTCATCTAAACGAAGTCTAAAAGGTTTAGTTGTAGGTGGAAAACCTACTTTATAGTATAACATGATAACTCCTTATGTTTCTACAACGTTAAACTGGTATAGCACGTCACTAATACTGTCTACAATATAATAGGAAGAGCCATCTGGCTTAACAAACATACCTCTAGGGTTAGCAGAAATATTCTCAATATAAGCATGAGTAGCTTCTGTAAAACCACCTGTAATGCTGTAAGGTACTGTTAGCTTATACCGATAAACTCGACCAACACTGTCTCCAAGAATATAAAGGTGATTACCATCTTGAGAGATAGTAATACCATACATTGTATTAGTCAAGAATGAGCTATCTGAGAAGCTAACTGTAGCTGACAGAGTAGATAATCCCCATGCAGTAGTTAAAGTCTTCTGGTATACAATGTTAGTTGTAGAGTTTACAAAGTAGATGTTTTTTCCGTCTCTGCTAAAGTAAAAGTTTCTTATAGCTGAACCAACACTTGCAGATTTTTCTACAAAGTAGACAGCAGTAAAATCCCAAGGGATAACTACTCGCCACTTAGTCAAGATACCACTCGCTTGGTCTAACGTAAAAATCATGGTACCATCAGGAGAAATAAAACCACTAGAGAAAACACCAACGTTAGTTGCGTTCAGCGTAGGCACAACATAGTTCTTGCTAGTAGTAGCTCCAACAATTGACCACGGAGTAGGGCAATCATACTCGAAGATTTTGTAAGCACCTACATCAGAAACCCAAAACTTTTTACCATCAGGTCTAAATTGAAGAGTGTTTGCACTTGTAGCTGCTGCAGCAATACTTAAAGTAGCAGCGGCTGCACCGTTACTAAAAATAGTGGCATTTGGTTCAGCAGGAATTACTGTTGTACCTCTAGCCTCTAAGTGATAGATAATGTCGGTTGTGTTGTTTAGAATGTAGAAGTGTCTTGTATTAGGTACAAAGTATAGTCCTGTAGTACCAGCAACGTTACCCACAGGGATAATGTTTGTCATTGCACCTGTGTTACCTAAGTTCGTAATAGAAGCAACACTCCAAGGAGTTGCTACTGAATAAACTTGAATAGAGTTGTTAGTTCTTCCCATTACAAATAACCGAGTACCGTCTCCATTAAAACAGAGAGTACCGGGGTTAGTATCTTGAGTAGTAACTGAAGCTGAAACTGAAGCGTAAGCTGCTGTAGCTAGGCTCCAAGGAGTAGACATGGTATACTGGAACACTGTATCAGCCGTACCACCGACTACCCAAAAAGTAGTACCATCTGGTTTTACAAACAAACCTGTTGGAGTAGCTTCTTGTGTAGTTACTGAGAAAGATACTGAGTCATAGACTGCAGTAGAGACTAGCCAAGGAGTACTTAAGGTGTAAGAATAAATTGTGTCTGCAGCATTACCTAGTACTAGCATCTTTGTTCCATCAGGTGAGAAAGATACTGAGGTAGGATCTACTACTGTTGTACCAAAGGCAAACAACCCAATATAGGTAGCTGTAGATAGTTGGTAAGGAGTGGTTAAGTCGTATTGGTAAACACTGTCGTTTGTAGTACCAACAAAGTAAAGTTTTAATCCATCATCTCTCATGAACAAGCTAAAGCCAGCGCCATCTCTTGCTGAAATTGATAGAAAGTCTCGCTGATAAAAACCTAAAACTCTACGGTTATCACTAGTTGGAGTATCATCATGAAAAGTATAAGGTAGTCGTTCTCTCGCAGCAAAGTGTGAACGAGCGTCAATAACTCCACTCGTCCATTCACTTGAAGGCGCTTCATAAGAACCTAGAATGTTGCCGTTGATCATCATTATGAGATAACCTCATAACTGCAAAGACCAGTCAGCATTGAGTTAGCTGAAGCTGTTAGGCGGAGAGAGTCTCCTTCTTCTAGATACAAAGGGTAATCTCGTCCAAGAGCAATAAACGTACTATCTTGTAGGACAGCAATAGTTGAGACTAAACGGTAAGCTACACCACCACGAAAAAGATCGATAGTAACGTCAGCAGGAGTTGTACCGTTAATGTTAGCAATAATAACAGCATTAATTTTTAGAACCGTACCGCTAGATGCAGCATTAGCTACGATGTCTGTTGCAGTAGTAGTGACAGCAAGAACACTAGTTTTACCTGTGATAGTAGATACTTGGAGGATATTTGGAGCGGCCATAAGTTGATTCCTTAGTTAAAGACATAGGTCATTGCGAGAGCTTTAGAAATATTAGCGTCAGGACCAGTTGGACCTTGTGACCCTACAATTTCAACCCACTGATTAGAGGTTCCATCTTGGTAGTACAGATAAAGCGAGAGGTTAGCACTAGAGAACCATAACGTGCCTTGAGTAGGAGAACTAGGTGCTGTGTCAGAAACAACAAGAGTAGCTCCACCAGAACCCCCTGAGCCTGTAGCGTCTGTGTCGTTAACCCAAGTAGTACCGTTATATTTTAATACTTGTCCTGTAGTAGGAGACGTAATAGTGACATCTGACAATCCGTCGAGGTTAGTAGCTCCGCCACCTCCACTTGTAAAAGTCTTATTTTTCCACAGACCTGTAGCAGACTCATAAGTCAGTACTTGATCATCTGCTGGAGAAGTGATTAGTACGTCGTGTAGTTCATGAAGTTCAAAACCATTTTGTACATGAACAAGGATACGACCTGAGCTAGCATTAGCTTTAACTACCCAACCAAGAGAAACTAAGTGGTTAGGAGCAACTGGTTTAGTTTGTGTAAAAGTCCCTGCTGTAGAGCCGAGATAGATAGCTCCACCTTCAGTTAATCCACCTGTATTTACATTATAGAGTAACCCATTTGTAGTTACAGTACCATCTGCACCATTTGCAATATCAGCCGTAACAAACCCGAAAGTCTTGCTAGAAGTACTTTCAGCAGAGTTATTAGCTTTTGCAATAGAAGGTTTTTGTCCTTGTGCACCATTAATGTAAACGACACTACCTTTAGTAATAGTAGAACCTGTACCATTATACACTGTTAGCTGCTGTAGTTCTAAGGAACCAAACTCAATAATGTTTCCCGCACCATCTTTAGAGAATAGCTTACGGTCGGCAAGATTGATAGCAATCTCACCAACTTCAAGATCAGTAGCTAGAGGTACTTTTTCAGCAACGCTAGACTTCTTGTGAATAATTTTAGTAGCCATATAGATGACTCCTTTCTAAGTCAGTAGGTTCCGCCGTCTAGGCGAACATCTGCTAGGGTTTGGTTAGCGAGACTCCACACATCATTGGTTTCATCCCAGAGGAAGGTTACGTTTGTTTCTGTACCACGAGCAATTTCGATACCAGCATTCTGAGTAGGTGTTCCTACTTCATCAGCATTCAGTAGAATAATAGCGTCGCCGATGTTAACTTCATTTGAGTTTACAGTTGTAGTAGTACCATTAACAATAAGGTTACCATTAACTGTCAAATTAGAAGTAAACAAGCCTGTGGTAGCCTCAAAAGCACCTACAGAGATGTTGTTGCTAGTAATACCACCTCGAGAAGTTACACTATCAAGAGTATCTACCTCTGTAGCTGAGATAGTAATAGTATTACTTGTATCATTATAAGTGACAGTAACAATTCCACTACCTTGAGTGTTGTTACCAACTGTATCAAGAACCGCCTCATCTAGTCCTGTAATATCTGCTGCAGAATGTGTGTGATTTACTGTAGTAGTGATTGTTACGTTACCTAGGTTAGTAATAGTCCCAGAACCTGTAACTGCACCTGCTAGGGTAATAGTAGGATCATTAACGTCAAAATTTAGTTTACCGGAAGTGTCGTCATAAGTTACTGATAGCCCTGACTCAGTATTACTAGAGACCATAGCACCAACGACATCTTCTACTGCTTCTTGGAAGTCTGTAATTGAAGTAGAAGCATGAGTATGATCGAGAAGAGAATAACGACCGTCAAGGTTTACTGTAGCTTGTGAACCATCATAGTTGGTACCTGTTAGAACACCTGTAGCAGAGTTAAAGGTTAGAGTATTTAGTTTACCAATAGTAATCCAAGTAGCACCATTGAAAGCACGAAGCACATGGTTGTCAGAGTCATACCAGAGGTCACCTTCAGCAGGAGCACCTGGAGCTACTGTAGAAACATAAGCACTGTCTAGCTTTACAATGTTTCCTGAGTTATTTTTAGTAAAGAGTTTACGATCTACTAGGTTGACAGCTACTTCACCGATTTCTAAGTCGGTTGATAATGGAACTGCACCTACAGTAGATGATTTTTTGAGAATAATTTTAGTTGCCATAATCACCACCTAGAATAATACCTTGGTCTAAGGTACCAATGTTAAGATCATCTAAGGATCCAGAGAAAGCTACATCTGCGAGATCGTCAAAGGTAGGTACGATGCCTACATCATCTGTTGTACCATCGCTATAGGTAAAAATCAAATGACTATCAACAATCTCAGCAGACACAACTGAGCGACCTTGAGACCCTTGTCCACCTGTTCTTGCTAGAGACACATTCAGCTTTTGAATTAAAATGTCTGTTACTAGTTTATCGGGTTTGCTTGAGATCTCAAGTTTATTTGCTTTTGTAGTTAACTTGTAAGTCATCTTAGAACTCCGTTGGAGAATAAGAGACTTCAACTAAACCACGAACTGGTTTCCAAATTTGTTTATTGTTACCTGTACCGGGATCACGAACTTCTAGTTCAACAAAACCATAAACAGGTTTATCTGGTGTAGGCTGTACTGTCCAAGTGGAGATTAGCTCCTCAGGGAATACGATTTTAAAAGTGTTGTCTGTTACGACTTCATCTAGCAGTGGTAGTTGTGTAATAACTCCGCTAGGTCTGACAGCAGTAGGGATCTTACCGTCTCCTGCATTAAGCGCTTCAATAACAGTTACTTTGAGAATGTAGTTACTGAGGTTTGTTAGCCAGTTGAGAGTTACTTCTAGGTGAATTTGTTCACCATCAACAATACTAGCCAGAATGGAGCCGTTATCAGAGATTAAGTCTTGTGACGCTGAAGTAATTTTACTGCGTGCCATTGTTGTTCTCCTCTAACCGAGCCTCGACTGGGTTGTTTACGTTGGATCCTTCATTGAGGAGGTCTTGTATAGTTGTTCTCGTAGAAGATAACCTTCAAGAGACCAGATTTTATTTCGGGCATTATCTCGTGCAATACGTCTACCTATCTCACGACTAAAGTTCTCAGGGCTAGCTGCAGCAGACTCTCCTGTAACGATGTAACCATTCTTAAGGGTCAATGCACAGATAGTTAGAGTGCTACCGGGAAACACATAGTACTGTTCAGACACAATTACTGAGTCAATGTGGTCTAGTGTTACACGTGGTGCAGATGATTTAGTTGTAAGTTCAATCTCGAGTTCTAGTTCGTTCATTTCTTTTTCTTTCTCGCTTTTTTCTTAGCTTCTGCAGCCACTGACAATGCAATGGCTACCGATTGTTTTTGAGAGTGTCCACGTTTCTTTTCTCTACGAATGTTAGCAGAAATGGACTTTTGTGAGTATCCTTTTTTCAGTGGCATTATACAGGTTCCCCGGGAATAGCTAAGCAACCTGCTTTAACTACAAGATTAGGATTATAGCCTAGTTCTACCTTTACTGCTTCTGTGTCAGCTACACAAGCTTCTTCTGTAAGAAAGACTTGTTGAGTGTTATAAGATAACTGACAAGTGTTCGCATCACTAACTAGACAAATGAGTACTACTGCTAGAAACATTATGGTAACTCCTGAATACCTAGACTAGTAGCGTCTTGAACTAGAGGATCTTGACCAATTTCTTCTAGTCCTGCAGCATCATCGTAGTCAGAAGGAATAATATCGTGTTGTTTAGCTACGGAGAGCCAGACAGAACGAGGAATTAACCGATTCTGATACCATTCTGTTACTAGGCGTGCCCATTCAGAGCCAAGAGGAGTTGGGTTAAAGTCAGCAGAAAGCTTGAAATCTAGACCTTCTACATCGAGGTCTTTACCATAACGCCAACGAAGCATTAGCTTAAGAACTTCAGCCATAGTTGAAGATAGCTTGTTGTTTAGTAGACCTAACTGTGCAGTAATACTAGAATTACGGATTTCAATAGCAATACCAGAAGGATCACCTTCAGGGGACAGCAGCCTCATACCCATCATATTAAGGTCTTGAATAGAGGAGCTAATAGCAGACTCGAGGTCTGTCAGAGCATCCGTTGGAGTACGGAAAGCATCGATTTTGTCCATAGACCCAAGCTTAATCCAAGAACCTAATCCAGCATTAACTACAGCAGCAAAATCTTCATTGCTCATGTCAGAGAATACAACAGGAGTAAAAGTAGAAGCACCATAAAGAAGATGGTTACGACGAGATACTTTATTGTAGAGAGCGATTTCTTTGTCAATGATAGGAGTCAACATAGGCGCTTCTAACGATACTTCTCCATTGAGAGGAAAGATAGGAAGCTGAGTCATAGGCTCACCCCACATCATAGGGGTAATAGGATCACCATCTGCAACCCAATGATCGTTAGTAAAGAGTTCAGTGCCAAAGATCTGAGTCATACGTAGATCACCGTTAATTAGATCAACAGTAGCTTCTCCATCTTTCTTATAGTACTGTACTTGGTAGAAGCCTGCCTCATTGATAAAATGATCTGCAGCAACGATGTCGAGATTAGGATGCCACTCAGAGTCTTTATAAGCCCTACGAATATATCGAAAGACCACTCGAGTTAGTGTTGGACGACCTGTTGTACGGTCGATAGCCGTTTGCCAGTTAATAACATCTTCTGCTCTCCATAGTACTGGATAGGGAGCAATCATTCTCTTTTGTTCAGGGTCTAGCTCTGTGTAGTTAGGAACAACAGGGAAATCTACCGACACCCAACCTCTAGAAGTAGATAATTCCTCCCAAATAGCAGCGTCAAGAAAAGCTACTAGGGGACGACCATCTTCAGTAAAACGATTACGAATCCAAGCCTCTGCTTCAGGTGGTGTAGCTTCAGTAAAGGTGATCTCAGGAGGCTTACGTAGTAACCCACCAGTAAGAATTTTAGCATACTGTGAGGTTAGGCCGGGTAACTCAGCTTCAGCAACATACCACTTATACTGTTCAGGGGACATGCGAGGGCTGAAAGGAACTAGTAGGTTAGTGTAGTTTACAACATCGATAAAACGATCATGCTCTTTAGCATAGAGTTCCCCGTTTAGAATAGCACGACAACGTTTCCAAATACGAACCATTGATTCATACTCGTAAGTTGGAGTACCAACACTAGTCTTTGGGGTTGTAGTTGGAATTTGTGTCATTTAGTTCTCCTTAGACGCTATCGTCTGAAACTACCACTACAACAGCTTCTTTAATTGCCTTAGCCCAAACTCGAGTAGCGCCAGCTACACCCGCTTGGTAATCAGTAATTGTGCGGTTAATTTCAGGGTCATCCCAAGTTCCAAAGTGTAGGCCATAGTTTTCTGTTGGAGCAGTACCGTTAGCGGTCACTCTGATATAAACACCATTAAGCTTCTCTTCATTAGAGACAACTTGCCATGTAATTTTAGTAGCATTGCCACCAGTTAATTCAGTCCATGTGCCAGTAGGCACGTGAACAGCAGCTTGATTTCTTGCCATTTTTGAAGTCCTTTATTTTTAGAGTTTCAACCGGAAAAGTTTATTCCAGTTTTTTCAAGTATTTTCTGCGGGGGTGTGAGTGTGTTAGTTTTCTTCAAATTTCATGTAAGCTTTTACAAGATCAGCAACAAGAT